CATTACTTTGACAATCCATATATAGTCGCATATCCAGTCATTGTTCCAGATGCTGGATATATTTTAAAATAATTTTGTTTTGTTTCTAATTGAAGTTCACCACCACCTTCCCAAGTATAATCAGAACCTTGTGCGTTTATATTTGCATTAACTTTAATCCATTTATATCCAGTTGTTTCTCTAAAGTTTTGTAATCTAATAGACATTACAAGAACATCACCAGTTTGATTGCCTGGACTCCAACCAGTTGTCATATAGTTTGATGAAGTTACCTTACTACCACCAGATGATGATGTATCGTTTCTTGAATGTTGATATGCAAAAGTTGTAGTATAACTATTTGTTACACCATTGTCTGGACTTATTTGAAATTGCAATCCAGCATTTGCAGAAAATATTAGTTTAGTTTCAACTAAATAAGTAAGATAAGTATCAGTAATTAATGTGTCACCAAACTCTACACTAGATGAACCAGAGAAATCTGAATGTGATAGTTTAACCAATCCACCAGCACTTCCAAATTCAAATGCACTACCAGCACTATTAACTTTAAGTGCTTGTCCACCAGAACCTAAAGTATTAATATTAAACAATCCAATTTTATCTACAAAAGTTTCGTCAAAAAGTATTCTATCATCTGCATTTGTACTTGAACCATCTGTACCATTTAGTGTTAAAAAATCACCTTTGTTTGCACCAGCACCATCTGTTCCATCTAATATAATTGAATCGTTTTGCAGACCTAATCGTGTATCTGAATCTATTTTTGCTTTTGATATACTAGAGTTTGCAATATCAACAGCCTGTATTGTTGCATCTGCAATAGCTCTACTTGGTAATGTTCTTATTGGCACTTTATTCTCCTACTCTTATTTATTCATCACTACCAGTTTCTGGATTATAGTCTTTTGCATCTTGGAAGAAAGATGTTGTTTCATTGAATCCAAAGTTGTCGTCAAACTCAGCAGATACTGGTTCTGGTGTGACACTATATCTTTGTTCTCTCTTAGGTGATTTGTCTGGTAAATCTGTAAACTGGTCAACTTGAACTGATTTGATAACAGACTGTGAAGTAACAGGCCCATACAAATAAAATTTTGCAGTAAAAGATAATGTATAAATGATTGCTCGTCTTGTTGTGAAATCACCTTCATAATTATCTTCGTAATCTATACCAGTTAATACAATAGGAACATCTCTTTTTTGTTTCATATCTAAATTATCATTGACTGTAATTGTATATTCTGGTTGAAAGAAAGGTAATATTTGTTCTATGATTTGTAACGCATCATCACCACTTTTTGCCATAACAAATAATTGTAAATCAACATTATAAGGTACAGGCATATATTGTGTTTCTAATTTACCAGAACCTTTTGCACTTGTCTTTCTAATCTTTGTAACACGATTTAATTTTCTAGTTGTATCATAAGAAAGTGTTTGTATCTCAAATGCAATTCTAGGTAAAGTAATCGCAGTTGTTTTACTAATACTTGCATCTTCTCTAATTCGTGTAAGAAACTTTTGTTTAGGCCCATATGCAAGTGGAACTTTCATAGATTGTGTAATATTACCAGAACTATTTTTTCTGACAATCTGTATATTATTAAAAATAGTACCGAATGATACTATGATTTTTCTAATCGTTTCGTGATAAAATTGTTGTCCTAACATTATGATTCCTTCCCAGCGTCACCAAATGGATTTGATTCACTAAAGTCTAATATTGTATTATCTAAGTTTTCAAAATCTTCAATCTGAGATTTTTCATCAATGGTATCTACATTATATTCTTCATTAATTAGATAATGATTTTCTTCTTTTATTTCAGTTATTGTTGCAGTAAAACCATTGTTTCTACTAGTAATAACTTCATCTTTTGCAAATGTTCCAGTTATATATTCAAAATGTAATGTGTTACTATTTATTAACCTAATATAAGCTTGTCCACCGTTTGCACCAGTGATAACTTCATCTTCTTCAAATGCACCAGTTTCATCTTTGACTGTAATATAGAAAGTATCAGCAGTTTCAAGTAGTATAGAACTTGCACCAAACTGTGTTTCAGAAATTAGATTATCACCAGCATCAGAACCACCACCATCTGTTCTGTCTAATAATAATAAATCATTGTCCTCTAATGCAATTTCTTCTGTATATGTTCCAGTTTGTTCTAATGTAAACTGGTAAGAAAGTGCATCTAAACTACTATCAGTTTCTATTTGGTCAATCGCACTTACACCAGTATCAATACCCTCACTACCATATTCAAATAGTCTACATTTTAATTTATAGACTGGATTATTATCTAATTGAAAGAAAGGTTCATCGTGGTCAACAAAACTTATTTCAAACATTTTATTAATGATAGGATGAAAAACTAAATCACCTTCTAAAGGTCTATCTGCATCAGTGGATTCATCTTCATTTACAAGATATGCACTTTCACTTGTAGTTGTTCCGTCTTCTAATAATACTGCACCAAAAGTTTCAGTAGTACCAGATTCTAAAACAACTTGTTTTGTTATGTCTTGAAATCTTTCTTTACTTACGACAAAGGTAACTTCATCTTTGATATCTAATCCAAACTTTGATACTAATTCTTTTTCACCCTCAAGACCACCCTCTGCATTTTCTACATACATTTCTATAAGTTGTGATTCTGAAAAAGTTGATGATGTATCTTCACCAAATAAAGTATCTTCGTTAACAAATGTTCTATTTACATAATAGACATCGTGTCCGTGAATTTGGATAGCTTCCTTAACTAGATTTTTATATAGGTCTCTCTCGGCAGATATAGAAGTCTTATTACTGTCGTGAAAAAATTTATTGACTGCCATAACTTATCCTACCATATAATTTACTGGTAACTCAAATCCTAGTTTCATTTCTTCTTCTAATCTAGTGATTTCATCTAACGCTTGTTGATAGATTGTTTCACCGTTCATAGTAACTCCACCTAACATTTGAACACCATTAAATTTTGATAGGTTAGCACCCCATTGTTTTTTAATTAATGCAGTTGCATATCTTTTTAAATACATATCATCAAACACATCTGTGTAAACTGTTGGGTCTAATTTTCTATAACATTCAATTAAAAGAAAGTCACCATTGTTGAAATCCTTTTCCATGTCTGCGTGAATGTATAATCTGTTTTGATGTTCTTTAAAATCTATTGGATATTCACCAGTAAGAATGTGGTCTAGAAAATCTAGATGCCTCATTGTCATTTCATAGTGAATAATTGAAGTTGAACTGAAATCATATAAATCATTTAGTCTTAATTGATAACGAACATCAAATAAATTTTGAGTTAATTTATCTGTTACTGGATATACTTTTACAACTGCTAATACACTATCTGGAATAGGTATATAGTTTTCTTGTTGTAAAAAGTCTGCTGTAATTGAACTATCAACTTTATCGGTTGCTGTAACTGCACTCTCATTACTTCTCATTCTTTCAATTTCAGCAGTTGTAAGTTGATGTTTTAGATATACTCTTTCAATACCATCATAATGGTATTTTGAAAAATATTGTAAAGCTTCATCTACTCTATCATCTATTTGGTCATCAGATACATTGATATCAATGACACCTTTACCTAATGCTCTTAAACAATATTCTTTAAATGTTGACTTTGAAGTAGGTACTGCCATAACTAATCCTTTTATTATTATTTATAATAAAAAGAGATTATGTTCTTTTTTCTGCACCTTTCATAGTAAGAAAACCTTTTGCATCGTGTCCCTCTCTCTCTTCTTTATAAGTAGCATCTTTTTTAAAACGAAAACTTATATTACCAGAAACACTTACTCTTAAACCTTTTTTACCTTTTAATTCTGATAAATTAGGTTCTACTTCGTGTACTGCCCACGATGGGAACACAATCAATCTGCCTGGAACTGGAGCCCAATATACTTCATTAAGTGTTTCTCTTTTTCTAGGTTTTTCTGGATTGTAAGGGAGTTGAACTGCGATTGCTTGTGCTCTAGGGTCAGAAAACCATATTTGTCCACATTTTTCT